ACCCTACAATCATACACTCCTTTAGGAATGCAAGATATACCTTTTTCATTGTTTTTCCAAGGAAGTTCTAATGTATGTGCTATAAACTCTCCATTTAGATATAGCTTACCAATAATAGATTTATCAGTAAAAGCATCTCTTACTAGGAATAAATTACAACTATTCATTAAAAACAGCGTAAATTCGCACTCCTTTTATCTCTTTTATTAGTTTTTTGGTACTTTTTACCTCAACTATTTCGTCCATATATTTTGGATTCTTAGAGTTTAACTTTCGTTTTTTAGCCATATTATGTAGTTACCACCATAAATTCAACATCACAAGCGGCAGTATTTGACTGTCCATATATATGAGTAATGTCAGCTAATGCTCCAAATGTAGACCCTGTAACAGCGTCCATTTCATTATTCATTAGCAACAAGCTTTCTCCTGCAGCTATTTTTAACCAAAAACTATCAGCACCATTGAATAGTCTTAAAGTAACAAAGTTAGTATCATCTAAATTAGTTATTCTAAAATAAACATAATCTGCCGCAACTCCTGTTCCTGCGCTGTCAGTAGCGTCAAACATAAATAAAGTTGTAGATGATGTTGCAACATTCATTATTCTTTGGTCAATCTGTCCTTTAGATGTAAATACTTTATTTGTAGTATTACCATAACTAACACCATTTAATGTGTAAGATTCTGTTATAGTTACTGTTAAGTCTGATGCTGTTACTGTACTTGCCATATTATTTTCTTGTTATTATAAATTTGTAAATTGAGAATGATATAGCCACAATTAAAGATATTGTCGTTAGCACTTCATTTACTTCTGCTAATGATATTCCTATTGCTCCTGCATTTGCCATTCCCACCTGTATCGTATCTTCTATTGTATCTCTCATTTTATGTTTATTGTTAATTGTCATATCCTACTTCTATTCCTACTTTAAAAAATGATGTTGCTGCTATACTGCACTTAACCATAGCAAACAACACATCACCTGCTGCTAAAGTAGTTTCAGGAGTTAAATTCCTATTTACTACTACCTTATCATTATCTGCCAAACCTGTAATGCTTAATTCGTTTAAAAGAGTTGGTGTTACAGGGTCTAAAACTCCTGAAACAAAAGTTACCTTACATAATGCAACAGTTACTACGGAAGTTGTAGTAGAGTTTGCTAATAAATAAATACTTTGCAAAGTACAAGCATTGTTTATTACTATTGATTTTACTTTAAAAAATTCACCAACATTTAAAGTTGCGCCACCAACAGTAGAAGCTCCATATCCTTGATTATATTGATTTGTTACTTCGTCAGCACTCATATCTGAACCATAATAATAATTGGCATTTGATGCGGTTACATAACCTTGTATATCAAAGCTTTCTGTTTTTATTTGATTTTTTTCTACCCAAACTAAACTACCATCAGTATTAGCAGTTCCTGAACCTATATTTTTACTTAATAAAGTGTCATTGTTTGCAGACTCAAAACCTTTAGGGTTATGTCTGTTTACGTCTGTTAAGTTTTTATGTTCGTTAGATGCCATTTATTTATTTTTAACAATCAACACAACCGCAGTTGCAATTTCCATTTGCATAAGTTGTTCCACAACCATAACAACCTTCTACACCATTGTAGCCATATATACTATCATAAAATATCATACCGTGATTTTTATATGTTCTATTTGACTGATTTGGTTTGTTAGACTCATAAGTAGGATATAAACCTGCTTGGTCTGTACCGTTTAAAAAATCCATCATATCATTTGCAAAAATTTCTGCTTTTCTATATGTGTCTTGTTTAAAAGCATTATAATCTGAAGGAGTAATTATTCTTGAAAACTCATCTATGTTGTGAACTACACCACTAGAAGTTATATTACTCATTATATCATTAACAACTTCAAATCTTGTAAACCAACATAAACAATCTTCTAGGTAATAGGTCATAAAGGTTTGATTAGCAGTGCTTAAAGTTCCTCCGTCATTTTGTAACTTTAATTCTTCATAAAACTTATCACCCAACAATGGCCTTAAATGAGCTAGTTCAGACAATACAAGTGTATTTTCAGAAACTAAAACAGGGTCTGTATTTTTATTAGTAAATGTTTTGCTAATAACCTCTCCTGCTGTAACTAATGTTTTGTATTGTTTTGTATTTGCCATTTTATTGTTCTACTGTTATTTCTTTTGATTCATCTACCTCACCATCTCCATCATCATCTCTCTCTGTTACAATAATTTCTCTGTCTGCAACAAACATATCGCCATCTTCTAACATAGGTAAATCTTCATCTATTAACATTCTTTGTTCGTTAATAGTCAGTACCTCTCTAATGTCTACGTCATTAGCGTATGAGATTGGCGGTTCATAATGAATTTTTAAATCTCTAGGGTCATAACCCATTTCATTATAAAGAACCGTTCTAATTCCATTTAATATTAATTCAGAAGTGTCTCTAATTACAGTAGTCATAACCAAATCGTATGCTATTCTAATTTCACTTCCTGTATTATTCATTTTTCCTGAACTTACTATACCTGATAAAGATGGTTGCCATCTGTTAGCGGTAATTATATTTTGGTCTGTAATTTGTTGTAATTCTATCCAACTTCCTTCTTGGTCATCTTTTATTATTTGTACGTTAGCAGGAGATGTATCACCATTCTTAACTATAAATAATATTTTACCATTGTTGCCTTCACCAACAAATTTTCTTTGTGCTTCCTTAACCATCTTCTGAGCTTCTTCTTCGCCCATATCTCCACTAATCTCTACAATAGCAGAAGGCTGAAAGCCATTTAAAAACTTAGTATGATTCCATTTACCGATTTCATAATCTACTGCAATATGCTCTAGTGCAGCAACATAATCAGGCAGCCCATAAAAGTTAAACGTAGGCTCATAATCTTTAAAATGTATTACAAATTTATTATGCGCTACTCTTGGGTATATAGGTAATCTATACATTTTATCCTCATTGTTCCAATACTTACACCAATCAGGATTTACATAAACTTCTTTTTTTGTTTTAGACATTCTAACTGTTGTAGCGTCTAAGTGATAAAGGTTTACACCTCCATCATATTTTACACATTCCATATACGCATTACCAAACGTATAATAGTCATCTGCTAATTTTTTAAATACATCTCTTAATGATTCTTGATTTGCATTTACATCTTCTATAAACTCTCTTAAAGGTTCATTATCACAAACAAATTTTGCACCACTTGTAAATACAGTTTTTTGTGCAAGTACACTTCTATGTGTAGATGATTTTCTTTTTAGCTCTGCTAAATATTGAGGAAATAAATTATCATTACCAAATGGAACCCACTTGGTAGATATGTTTTTTAAATTTTTTGGTTCAGTAATATTTGGTGGGATAGCTAAATCAAAAACCCCAAACTCAAACGTATTACTTTTCTTAGTCGTCTTTCTTAACTGACTTTGATTTTTTGTTTGTTTCTTTAACGGTGCTTTTCTCATTTGATTGATTTGTTTTTTCAATTTTATCTACATATAATTTTCCGCCATCTATTTCCTCGTAGATATGAGCAAGTTCTTCTTGAGTAGCATCATTCCATCTAACAAAATAACCGCCATAAAAGCTAGTCCCTGTGCCTTTATATGTTTCTTTAACCGAATAATTTGCCATAATTAAATATATTTTTAAGTGAGGTAAACTTACAAAATTTTTATTGTCTTTGCAACCACACATATTAAAAGATATTTAGCAAGGGGTTTCCCCCTCGCTATTTATCTAAAATTGATTAAGCAGTTGTTGCAGTTACATCATTTGCTAAAACAGTAATTGCTGCCGTGTATTCTCTAGGCAGTTCAAATTGTCTTGCAGTTAAAGTAACTGTAACTCCGTTTTCGTCTGCATAAGCAGCTCCACTTCCTCCTTCTATTGATGTTAAGTTTGCATAAGTTTGGTTTCTGTCCCAAGAGTCAGCACCTACACTTTGGCTTTTATATTTCTCACTTAAACCAATCACCATTTTTTTACCACTATTTAGCTCTACAAGTGCAACAGCACAAGCAGGCTCTATATCAGTAAGTTTATCAAAGGCACTTCCTTGAATATTAGGAAGATAAAAAGATAAAGCGCACTCATAAGATGTGCTTCCTCCTTCTTTTGCTCCTGTTATAGTAAGAGAAGCTGTTTCATTCTTAAATTCAAATCTAGCCCAAGGAGTACCTGTGTCTGCTACAATGCTACTATACGAGTGAGTACCTGCACCACCTGCAGTAACCGTGTCTATATTTGTCAAATCTGTTATAAGGATTTGTCTAATACCACCAACGGCTTGTAAGTCACCACACGCTACTAATAATCCTGTATCTATTGCCATATTGTTTTATTTTAAAGGTTAATAATTATTTAATTAAGCAAGCTCCTGTTACTAAAGAGTTCCAACCATATTGGAATCCCATTGTAAAGTTAGCTCTAATATACATATTATCAGAAACCTCATCATAAAACATTTTTAATTGATTATCAGGGTCAGTTACATTTGAACCAATCATTAAATTGTCTTTTGCAGCATAGATACAACCATTCTTAGCATTTTTAGCAGCACCTGAACCTGTCATATTTGGCATTAGAAATAAAGCAGGGTTTAAAGCTGTTAAAGCTGTATCCCACTCATACATACATACTATTTCTACACCTCTGAAACGTAGTCTTGGGTAATTAACACCTGACTGAGCTTCTGAATGTCCATAATCAACTGAACCTGCTGTTGGAGCAAGAGCTGTTAAAGCACCATAATACGCATTATAAATGTTTGGAGTTACAAACATTCTTTTTTCTGATGCAGGAATTTGTTGTAATTCTGCAGGAGCAGTATCAAATACGCTAGTTAATAATTGAGTTGCATCTAAAGCTGTAATAGCTCCACCTACAGTATTATAATTAGCTGCAGCACCATTAGTTGCAGTAACCTCATTTAATCTAGTTCCACTAACTGCACCACCTGCTGATAAAGCTTTCCATAGACCATCAGCCCACTTGTAAGAACAAGTTGCACCTGAAGCATTAACTGATGAATCACCTGCCCACATATTTCTAACAACATCTGATTGAACACCACTTCTTACTCTGCTTAAAATTACATCAGCTAATTGTGTTCCTGTTAAGTCAGGCATATTTAATCCTGATTTGTAAGACTCAACGATAAATTGGTCTTTAAATTCGTCCCAACATTGTACTTGTTTTACCGATACATTTTCTACTGTAATTACCTTTGGAGCAATAGTAAATCCTGCAGGGTTACAAGTATTAGTTGTAGAACAACCTGTGTTTAATGCTGTAATTCCTTGTAATTTAGGAGCTAACATTAAATTTTGTTTATATTTTACATTAGGATAAACAGTATAATTGCTCATAATATCATCAGAACGAAACATTGGTTCTAATAAAATTTTTGAAGCGTACTGCCCTTGATAATTTGCTCCTAATCCGTCTAAAGCTATATTTGCCATTTTTTAATTTTTTATTTATTTATATTTATTTTAATTTTGCTGCTAAAGCAGAAAAGAATTTGCTTTCTTTATCTTCTACCTTGTTGTCAATAACTACAGGGTCACCATCAGTTGATAGTTCAGTACCTTTAGCATCTGCTTTACTTAATAAAGCATTTAGTCTTTCTACTTCCTGAGTAAGAGTTTCTTTTTCTCCTACTAATTCAGCAACAAAACTATCTAGTTCAGTAACTTTAGCTTCAAATCCTGTAAGTTTCTCAGAAACTTCTTTTTCATCAGCCATCATTACCTCTACCTCTTTAACATCTTCAGTTTCAGACTCATTACTAGCTTTTACTTTAGTAATAATTTCTTCAACTTTAGCGTTAAACCAATTTTTCAATTCTTCGGTCATTTTTTTACTTTTTAAATTAACACTTAGTTTATTTTGAATTTCCTTGTCTGTAATATTTTTAAACTTAGAAACGTCATATTTAGCCGCTACTTTAATAGCGTCAGAGATAGAGTCAATAAATCCTAAATTAAAAGCTTCATCAGCGCTTAACCAAGTTTCCTCGTCCATCATTTCTTTTACCCTGTTATAAGGTAGATTAGTTTTTTTAGTATAGATGTCAGCAATTTCACCGCTTATTTTATCTAATAATGCAGCAGTCTTTCTTATTTCAGTTGCCTCACCCATAGCTCCACCCCAAGCATTGTGTATCATAAATAGTGAATTTTCAGCCATAACGACCTCATCACCTGCTAATGCAATTACACTTCCCATACTTGCAGCTATTCCTTCTATATATACTGTTGTTTTTGCTGTTCTTTTTTTAAGAACATTGTAGATTGCCATACCTTCAAACACATCACCACCTACACAATTAATGTGTAAGCTCATTGGAGTATCTTTGTATGATTTAATTTCTTCAATGAAGCTTTGAGCTGTTAAGCCAAAAGTACCTATTTCATCAAAAATGTAAACGTCTGCAGACTTGTTAGACGCTTCTGCTTTAATGTTATACCAATTTTTATTCATAGACGCAAAACTATTTTTTAGTTTTCAAAAAGTTGCGCAGTTTTAGGAAAAAATTTTAGTATGTAATATTTTCAGAAGCAGATTCTTTTTTTCTTTCTTTATAAACTATACTTTGTGCTTGCCTTTCAGAAATATTATATTTAATAGATAAGTCCATAAAAGTATAAGTTCTATTACCCTCATTAGTTCTGAGCATACAATCAAAATCATATATTATCATATAGTTTCTTAACCGCTTAGGCTCTACTATGCCTTTTTCTATTAGATGTCTTAATATGTCTTTAGTTGTTGGGTCGTGCCATCTTTTAATAATTTCCTTTTCAGCTAAATCTATATAATCATAAACAACATCTACTTTGTTTTGTCTTGACGCCATATTAATTATTAGATTCCCAAAATCTGTTTACATCTTCCCAAAACATTGTAACCGCCTCTCTACACCCTATACAGCCCATTCTTTGTTTTATTTGTGGAAAATGCCTATGCCATTCTTGAAACAAGAAAGTCAAACCGTCAGGGTGATACCTACCAACAGACTCCATATGTTTTCTGTTAGTTTTTACAGCATCTATTATTTCTTCTTTTTTTTCTTGTTCTATTTTATTAGCTATAGCTTCAACACTCATAAATATTAGTTTATATTATTCTTCCCATTTGTGTAAAGGACACTCTCCTTTATACCTTTTAGTTAATGATGCTTTTGCATCTAAAAAGCAAGTGCATTTAGCACATCTTGCTCCTTTATCCCATTTAGGATATCTTAACATTAAGAAGTTTCTATAAAAATCGCACTTTTTGCACGTATCTAATCTATCTTGCTTTACTTTTTTACTAACAAACATATGTTTA